AATATTCTTTCTTGTTTCCGTTGTGGTTGGTGACATTCCATTTGTTTCTTTATATCTAAGGTATGAACTAATATTTTGTGGTCGTAAGTCACTAAAATCAGAAACTTCTATTTCAGAAATTGATTTTTTATTAATGATATTACTTTCAATCAACCACTGTAAAAAATCTTTAATTGCCACTAAATAATTTAACGCTCCACTTTTACTTTCCAATTCATTCAAGTAACCTCTTAAAAACTGTGGTGCGTTTAACTCATCCAACTTCCTATTAAGCTTTTCAGCATTTTTGTTTTGTACTTCTATTTTGTAACACATGTTCATCAACCTCTCTTTCCTACATACATATTCTCTGTTTTCCATTCGGGTAGTAACTCATTATTCTCATCATAATATTTTGACTTAATTTTCTTTGCATATTCCATTCGCTCGTCAAAATCATCACACCACCTAACTTCAAGATTTTTAGTTCTCATTTGCAACTTTGTACATAGACAACACAAGTTTTTTACATGGTCTTTTTCTCTCATATTCGGTCTACGCATTTTATCACCAACTTGATTTTTACTAAGACATCTTAAACAGATAAATTCACTTGATCTGTTTGTGTTGTCATGTCGTTTACACATATTCATCACCTCATTTTTTGCAACAAAAAAAGAAGCAGTTGATTTCTGCTTCTAATACTTATTTCTATATTTGATTTGCTTTCAACAAGAAAGCAATTTTTCTTTGGGTTATTCTTCCAACATCTTCTCAACTTTATCAAGCTGTGACTGATCCATTGACTTTCCAGTTCTATTGAGCATTAAGAAATATTTTAATACTGCCTTTCTATCTGCTTCTCTTACTTCTCCTTGCACAATATGATGGTTTAAGAAAACATTCTTATCTTTAGCCGACAAGTCATTGTAATAAACTCCGTTATATGGAAATCTATTCTCATAAAAATCAATAATTGTGCTTAATCTCTGCTTTCCATCAAGTATTTCATATCCATTACCTGTCTCAGCCCATTTCTTATCATTCAAATGAATAAAAGCAAATTTACCTATATCAATATTGTTAAATATACTGTCTATAAGCAACTGCTTATCTTCTAATTCCCATACATATCCTCTTTGATATTCAGGATTCATATCTACTCCAAATACATAATATTTATGGATAAGAGACTCAATCATTGAATTGACAAAATTGATTTTTACATCCTGATTTTTACTAAACCTTGAGTCCCCACTGGTAAGCGGTCTAACGCTAGTCCATCCAGCAACTCTGTATACTTCTCTATCATAAGGGTTTCCATAATTTTTTTCAGTAGAAATACAATGTAAACCATACACCTTTCCATCATACAACACTTCTTTTACTGTACAGTCTTTTAATGCACCATATTTTACCTTATCTCCTACTTCAAATCTATAAGTTGGCTCATTCAGATGTGGTACTTCATCTTTAATAAAACTTAATTCATTTTCTCTTTCTTGTTGTAACTGTTCTTCTATGGTTAATTCTTTATTTACTTTCTTTCTCGCCATTTAATTATCTCCTTCTATTTATCAAGAAATCGTCATTTCTTTTAACAATAGTTATCCATTGCTGGTATGTCTTGACTTGCAACAATATGTTCATCTTTTATTTGTGGAGCTGAATCAATAAACTCACCATTGAAATTAACTAGAGCTATTGTATCACTTTCAATACAAATAATTTGTGCTTCAGGATTATATACCTGAATCCTTTTTAGAATATATCTCATTTTATCAAAGCATTTTTGCATATCACGAATGTCTTTCTCTTTAATGCCATTAGTCATTTTATATCACCCTCCCCTCTAATCTACCTGTATAGAATTGTTTCCAAATCATTAATCACAATTTCCATCTGTCTTTTTACTTCTTCTCCTTTAATTTCTGTAAGAGATATTTTATAATCTTTAATTTTCTCTTCAATTTGATCACAACACCATGTAGGATTATTTCGTTTTCTATCCATTTATATTACCTCTTCCAATCTTCCAACAAATTCTTAGTATCCATTACACATACAATAATACTTAACATCAGGTTCTCCACTGACATAGCGATAACCCATTTCTTTTATTAGCTTTAAACCTGAATTATACTGCTTATCATTTGTGTAGTTATCTTTTCTTGCCAATTCATTTATAATTGATTCCATTTGCATTCTCCATCATTTACAGTGAAATTTTACCACTTCTATAATCTTCAATCTTTGTGGTTCTCTGTCTGCCATCACCTTTTCTATCTAACCACCTGCGATTCAAATCATCAATATAATTCATTCTCTTATTTTCATCAACCGAAGTTTTCTCAACTCCGTTTTCGGTATATACAAACTGGTAATTCCATTTATAACACCTCACTTCTACATAAACAAAATTAATTTACTGGTTTATATTTTTGACGATTTACTTTCTGTCTTTCTTCAATAATAAGATTCAAAACAATTGTTAGTCTCCTCTTTTCATTTGAGGAATCAGCTTCTCCGTATATCTTAGTCAATTTACTCTCATATTCTTGTTGTAAGCTACATAATTCTCTTTCATATTCCATTAATTCTTTTAGTGTCATATTTGTCATTGTATCACCTCTTCCAATCTTCCAAGTAAATCATTCTTTCATTGACTGCAATAATGGACTCTTAAATTCACGTCCATCCAATACGTTCCTAATAATCTCCATTGCTTCAGCAATTCCACAATTATATTGCTGCATTTCTCTTTGATTTGCAAAACGTTGGTCATCTTCCCAATGATGCACGATTTTATCACACAATTCATCTTGTATATCATACAAATATGTTTCTACTGATTTCATTTTTATATTCTCCTTCCATAACTATTTACATTGCTTAATCTTATTTGCAATTTCTTTCATCTTGTCACTAAACTTTTAATATCTTACCAAAGCAAACGTTCTGCATTTTTGTTCCATCTGACATAGTTGTTGTGGAAAGCTGTGCTATCTGTCCGTGATTACCAACCTCTTCATCAGGAAAAGATTTATTAATCAAATCAATCAATTCTCTTTTCGTTAATGCCATATGTACTACTGTTTCAATTACATTTCTATTTTCCATTTTTCTACCTCCAATTATCCAAAGGAAAGTTAAATTTCTTTGCCTTTTAGTCACAAAAATTTTTAGCCCATAAGATACTCCCATCATTGTTGCAGGTTAATTCAATCCCATATTTTGTTTTAAACCATATGTCAAGCCATTCAAGGAAGTCTTTTGTAACATTAATAATGTAGCTACTAACACAATTCATATTTGGCAATGCAATTTCCATATGTGGAATACGTGAATATTCTGTTTCCCCCTCATACTCATATCTGAATGGACAACCCTTAACCGCCAATTCGTTATTCAATTCCATTACCATTTCTCTTGTTATCTTCATACTATTACCTCCGTTCTTAAACCCATAGTAAACTTAGATTTATTGGCTTTTTAATACCTAATATTAGTCTCATCGGTTATCTTTCTTACAAGCTCATCCAATTCTTCATATTTTTCAAGTAAATATTTTATTTACTTGTTTCCATTTATTAAAAATCACAAAATATGTTTATATATACAATATTATTATTTATTCCTACATTAATTCTTCTCTATATCCTATCGGTGTAAATTTAGTATCATACTTTTTGTCAAAATTTCTTAGATAATCAAGAATATCTTCATTAAATTGATGCATAACTTCCATTGTTTTTTCTTCCGCTTCTTCCCTGCTCATTTCACTATATTCATAAGTCGAATCATTTTCTGTGTCGTCAACAAAACTATATGTATATTTAATGGGTTCAAGTCCTACTTTCTTTAAATATTCATTTATATTTATTCCAGCATATGATGCTTCTTCAGCTAACATTTTACAGATTATATCTGCTGGCTCTGACTCTGAGATAAAAACCCTTTCACAATAACAGTGAATGTAATGTCTATCATCGCAAAGTTTACTTATTGCTTCTGCCTGTTCTTTGGTTGCACCATTATCAATTGCTATTTGTTCATTTTTTTTATGATGTTCGGTTGCCCACCTTGCTTTACCTTCATATGCTTCTTTGGAATAATAAGCCATTATATTTCCTCCTGTACTTGACATTTTCTTATTACTATATTATATTTTAATTAATTTCTACTATTGTAGATTGAAGTGATTTGTTAAAAGTTTTATACAAATTACATGGCGAGGTTTTAAATACCTCGCCTCTTTTTATATTATTTCACTCAATAACTCAATCACTTCATCCAGCTTATCGCTTGCCTCTTCCATATTGTCAATTGCATCTTCAGAATACATTCCTCTTAAACTACCCTGTAATCCTTCTGGCATGTTATCAAATGCGTCCTGTTCTTCACTTAATATAGAAGATAACTCACTTGAAACTTTCTTCAAATCGGTTTTAATCAAATCAATTTGAATTTTGACTTGCCTTATCTTTTCTCTTCTCTGTTTATTCATTATCTATCTCCATATAATGCATGTACAACATCATAATCGCTTGGAAGACAAGAATAAGTTGGCGGTACTGTGAACATTGAATAATATTCATCTTTCGTAATCTCTATCCCCATATCTCCCTTCGCCGTTACATTGTATTCATATTCTTTTGCATCAGGTTTAACATAGAATTTTCTGTAATGAGTTATACCATTCACCTTATAATCCATCATGCAAGCAATCACTTTACCTGTACTTAATTCTGTTGCTACCTCTCTTTTAAATCTAGGCTGATAAATATTCGCAATTAATACATTGTGATCCTTTGCCCATTGAATTTCCCTATCTTGGTAATCAGCTTTCAACTGTTCAGATGGACACACATAATCGGTATATACCTTTCCACTGTTTACTCCTGTTTCCGTCCTGTGATAGATTCCTTTATTGTCAGTATATCCACCGTTTCTAATTTTTTCTCCGTTAATGTATTCTCTCATGCTATTATCACAATAATGATGATTTCCATTACTGTCATAAGAACTTGTATATTTCTTCATTGCTGCATTATCATAAGCGTTCTTTGCAGCAGCTCCACCAAATAATCCTAAAGACATTAATAATCCTAACATACTTTCACACTCCTTACATATTCTTATATCTTTCTTCTCTCTTCTTGGCTTCTGACTTACTTAAAAATCTGTTTGGAATTGTGAATACAACAATCCAAGCTATAATTACACTAATTAACTCTATCATAATATTTACCTCCGTTTTTACCTTTCCACTGTTACTATATTAATTATATCATACCAACCTGAATCTTGCACTGTATATCCATGTATTGAAATGATGCATATAAACAAGTCTTAATCCATACTCAAATCCTTCAATGATATCTGAAGCATATAAAAACCCTTTAGAATATCCTTTATAGTTATTATTTGGTTCAATCGTAATATAATCACCTCTCTTATGTACTTCATGTCCTCTTTTAGACATTTCCTTTTTAAATTCTTTGTAATCAAACATATTCATCACAACCTTTCTTGATAAAAATAAAGAAGTGAATAACCATATTGTCATCCACTTCTTTATTCTCCACTATGTATCTATTAAAAAGAAAAATGTTTATTCCCATTCTCCATTTGTTTTAATGTTGTTAATCACAGGTATTGCTATTTCTTGCATTAGCTGTTTTAACTCATCCTGCGAAACTTTTCTTTCCTGTGCTTCGACAAGCTTTGCTGCCTCAGTAGGAACTTCACATTTATATTCCATTGAATATAATATTATTGCTTCATAAAATTTAGAAACATCTACTGTTTCCACTGCAAATTGAATTTTATGCAATAATCCTGCTTTATTTGCCTGTTCTTCATTAAGCATATTTAATTCCTCCTTTCTATTATTATGTATTATTATATCACTATTGCTAATTCCTGCATAGTTTCTATTTTTTCTATAGCAATTTCCTTACCTTCTGCAATAGTCATACAAGAACATAATCTTGTCCATGCATTATAAGCCGTGTTGAATATCATTACATCATACTTCTGATTGAATGAATTAATTTCCATTCCAGCCGTATATCTATTCACTATACGTATTTTTATTCCATTTACTCTAAAATTTCTCATTACAATCACAACCTTTCACTGTAAATTATCCATTCCTTTCCATAAAAAATAAGAGACTGGATATTTTCAATCTCTTATATGTTCTCTAAATTATTCAATTATTATAATTTCTCATCCTCAATATCTTCTAAGCTGTCAATTCCTAACTCTTCCATAATATCATCACAAAGACAACTTCCATCGCATTCAGCTCCATCATACATAACAGTCATCTCTTCAATATTTAAAACATAATGGCTTTCTTTCTGTTGCTTAAATAACTTTAGTACCTGTCTTAATAAATATTCTTTCCTATCCATAACTTTTCTACCTTTCCTTAAACAAATTCAATGACAATTGCCTTATAAAATACTCCATTGACATTCTCAATTAATATTGTTTCATCCTGATCGCCTGTCATCATTCTTATATCGCTTATGTCAAGTATTACGACTTCTCCATCCATATATAAGTCTTTAAATTTTATTTTCATTTAATAACTCCTTCTGAAATTTCCGTTTCATTGGATTCTAATAAATAAGTTTTGTACCACATTCTGGACAATGTTTTGGTCGCATTTCTGCATAATCATCATTGCTTGCAACTTCATATTTGCATATAGGGCACTCAATACCATCCATTTCATCATCTCCTTGATAGTTTACATACATACCATCAATAAATTGGTTTTCTAAAAGCACAACTCTATGTGCTGTTTTTACTAAAGTTTGAGAAGCTTCCTCCATAAGTTCTGTTGTGCCTTCTATTTCTTTTCCATATGGCGGTTCTTTATATGCCTTTATATATCTCTGCAATTTATTCAATAATTCATTCATATTATTTTCCTACCTTTCTAAATTAAGAAATCATCGTTTCATAGTCCTATGCAACACATATGGTAGCTGCAATTTCAAATTCCTTTCTTGATAATTTGAATGGAATTTGTTCATCTTCTTCCTGTAACACAACGTAATTCTCAGTTTCTTCGAGTAATTGACAAGTTTCTCCATCCATACAAGGAGTACCATTATCGGTTTTCAAATCAAACCACTCCTTATCTTCATCTGTTTCCTTTTGAATATATCCTCCGTATTCCAGTGGAACATATTCCTCTTCATTGTCAAAACCTGTTAATACATTAAATAATGTTGCTGTATTTATTGTATATTTTCTCATATCATTTCCCTCCATTTCCTGTTGAAACTCTTGATTCATACTTTGCATTCTCTATATTCTTTTTCAGTTAATAGTCCTTCATCGCACATATCTTCAAGCGTTCTATATACAGCATTAGCTCTCCAACTTGCATATGAAAAACCATCGAACTCTCCAATAAGTGCATTTCTGTTTTCTTCACTTTGTTTTTGTAATTTTTCTGCTAAAGTAGAATTACGAAAGAAATATGCTTTATACATGGCTGCTTTAATTCTAAGATTCTCAACTTCATATTCCTGAGAAACTAATTTCTCTTGAGCTTCTAATAACTGTAACCCCAGATTCCCTAATGGGCTTCTTTCAATTCTGTTTCCAAAATAAGTATAATTCATGTTTGTCACTCCATTTCCGTAAATCCATTTCCTTTAAGTATTCTATGTAATCTTCAATATCTGATTTCTTTTTAACCTCAATATCTTCTGGATGATAATATCCATAAAAAGCATTCGTATATACCTTATATGTTTTATTTTCCATATTAACAATGAGGTTATAATTGTTGGCACAATCACCACGTTTCTTCCAATTCTTATCAAGCCAAAATAGATGTAATCTCATGTCAAACCTCCTTATGAAATTGCTATTTCTTACCACTTAATTTCTTTTACCATAGCTGTGTAGTATGGTTCAACAATGCTCACAAAAACCAATGTCGCATGTTCTAACGGTTCATATAATACACACTTGACTACTACTTCTATTTCTTTCCATTCAGATGCTTTCATAGAAATCCTGTAATCTTTCCGTGGTGTAAAATCAAGAATTCCTAAATTGCATTTTGTTGTTTTATCAATCACAAAAATATTATTCATTTCCATCACTCCAATCTATGCTTCATAATCAAATTCGCTTAATCCACCACTTGCAAATACATATTCTGCTACATCTGGAACAAATATCATAAGATTATCAGGATATTTTCTTTCATCCTTAATTGCAAAATATCCTCTTTCTTTTACATCATCATCTTCAAAGTAATAACCCAAAATCATTTCTATTAAATTTTCCATTGATGTTTTTGGCTCGTATTTCTGTTCTCTGATCCATGCAGCCATATAATCGTAATCACACCATTTCTCTTTTGGATATATATTGTAATCCTTTTCCTCTGTCCATTTACCTGTCCACTGATCTACCATACTTATACCTCTTTGTAATCTTCCAATAGCTCATTTAAGTTACCTTTTCTCCACCGATGAAGTTTTCCATCGCCAGTATAATTTCTAACAACTCCAACCTTATGACCTGCAACTTTCTGATCGTGCTGTATATACTGACGAACAGAATTATGATGATGTCCATCATTATGCACTTCTATGTACTTTTGTTTATTTCGCTTGTTTTGATATATCCTTACTTCCATATTAATATCCCTCCAATCGTTTCCATTCACCATTTTTCTGTTCCCATGCAGTCGGATTTAAGCCATACAAACCCTTTTTTGAACAATTCATCATATCTTTTGTCCATCTGATCTTTGGTATCGAACAGTTCCTCACGGTCTAAGTTCCCTTTGTCTATACCAGACAGTTTATATATTCGCAGTTTATACATTTCAATCACTCTCCTCGTCTTCATCTTTAAAGAAAATCTCAAACGAAATATTATTCTCTTCTAATTTACTACCAATCCAATCTGCCATTGTTTCGCTATAAGCATCCTCATCCGTCCAATAAGTTTCTTCTGCTTCCCTTATAATTTTTTCTGCCTTTGAAAAATTTTCGTATATATTAATTACAATCATAAAATCAATCCATGTATTCAAATCTGAATAGACATGAAATCCGCTTGTAGGTTGTACCATTTCAATCACTCTCCCTTCAAATTAGGACACAAGCCAAGACCACCATCAATCTCAGGTAATCTTCTATATGCATCTCTGTGAATACAATCTTCCTTCATGCATCTGTGACAACAACATTTCTTATATTCCTCATAACTCATTTTGTAATTTGTCTCTTTAAATCTCTCTTCTGTCATCATATCAATCACTCCTTTAAACAATCCTTATCAACAACTGCAAACAATTTAATTTCCTCACCAACTTCGCTTTCATCAAGATCCAAATCTTTAAGTAACTCTGCAAATGACTCATATGTAAAATCTTCTTTATACAAGCACACATCATGTACTGTTGGAGTACACCATAGATATAATCGAATAAATTCAATTAACTCTGTCCATTCGCATTCCTGGCAAATCCGTCTTGCACATCTTACTAATGATTGAATAAAATCCTGCGTCATTAATCCGTTGCCTTCGAGCTTCTTAATCTGCTCGTCAGTAATTTTCTTTACATTACTCATTCCTTTATCCATGATATAGGAAATAACTGCATTTCCCATTCGTGAATCAAACTCTTTTTCAATAATTCTACCTATTTTTGTTTCATAATATTTCATAAAATCAACCTCTCTTCCAATCAAATATTTTTTACCTTGTGATAATAATAGGATGTTGTCATAACACCAATCTTACAAGAACAGCATTTTAAATATTCAATAGCTTGTTCAAAAGTATCGAATGGAATTATCTGTTCATCACCACATTCATCTACATAAACAGCTAACCATTCATTATGTCTATATCCATATTCAATCATCACATATCCTCACTTTCTATTCTGTCTAACATATCCTCATCAATCTTCCCAATAATTCCAAGTTGTTTGCACATATCCAGTAATTTCATTAGTTTTGTATGTGCTTTATCTGTTTTCTCTGGCGTATCAAATACTGTATCATCGAATCCAATCATTTTATAAATATTTTCCAACATAATTTTGTACCTCCTAATAATCTTCATCAATACATTCATCTGCTTCACTATAATATTGACCGTCATATCCATTTTCCATTAATTTTTCCCAACAATTATTACACACTAATCTGAATGTAATTCCATGACAGTCTCTTGTGAAATTCATATCATTTCTTTCTACTTCCTTATTACATACTGGACAAATTCTAATATCTTTTTCTTCCATAATTATTGTCTCCTATTCATTGTAAACAGTTCTTTCTTTTGGTTTTATACAGCTTCTAATTTTAATATGTTTATCATTGAATCCTTGTAAATCCGTTTTCCATCTGTTTTTATTTTTCTTACAAACTCTGCTAGTGAGATTTTTTTATTTCTTTCCATCTGCCATGAATACATCTGAACCCAATCACTTAACAGATTGAACATTGAATAATTATAAAATGGACAACTCTTTGGTTTTACCTTTTCCAAAAACTCTTTTGTTTTTGTCAGTATTGATACATAAGCTGTACCATTAAAATCGACTATAATATAATTACCTTCCATTTACATTACTCCTTCTAAAAACATATTTTCAGTTCTTTTTGCTCTGTCTTATTCGGTGTTCGCACTAACTTATTTCCATCTTTTTCTTTTACAAATAGCAGATTTTCTTTTGCCATATCATCAATAACTTCCATAATATGGTTGATTGTCTGACCGCTTCCATAATTCCGACCATCATTCAAACCAACTCTCCGTAATCTGAATTGATTTGCAAGACCTCTACACACATCAAAAGCGTAAAAATATTTAGTTTTCCTTGTAGTAACGCATGTTTCAAATAATGATTTGCGTATTTCTTTGTCTCTGCTTTTCAGATATTCCTCGTATTCGTCATCAGTTATATCATAAACGGTTTCATGTAAATCAACCCATCTTAATGAAAATGTTTTTGCTTTTTCTATAGCTTCTGCGACTGACTTAATCTCATTTTTTAATACTTCGCCACTATAATTCTGTGGGTGCATATACAGATGTGATTTACCTTTTGTATATGTAGCGCATACTCCATTAAATCCTGGTTCATTACATTTCCAGCCAAGACTTGTAAATAATCTATCAATTTCCTTTCCAATAGTTTCTCTTTCATCTGCTTCCCAACCACCATTCATGCCATCATACGCTGGCGTATCAATGTTAAAATATACATTTGAATATTCATTTCCATAATCTTCATCAGGATTCCAGTTATTTGTAAGTGAATGATCTTTTCCATATTCATAGCCTAATCCGTACTGATGATATTTGATACTCATATAATCGACCTCCTTTATACTTCTACAAATACACAATATTGTTTATTGTCATTCATATATCTTTTCAAATCTTTTTTCGTTCCATTTCCAGCTCTGAACGCATTTTTAATTCGTTCCTTTGACCATTCCATAAAATAGCCATCTTTAATTGCTTTTTCTCTTGTCTCTTTTGTATCTCCGCCATATACTTCATTGAGTATTTTCTTACTTATTTCGCACAACATATCAATCAACCTCACTTTCTTCCCATAAATCAATTAAACCAGGTAATACATAACCTAAATCTATCCAACTAAATTCATTAAACTCTTCAAGTTCTTTCAGCTCATCTTCTGTTGGAATTTCAGCACCCATAATTCGCTTTACATCATCTTCTGTTCCACCAGCTTCAAGTATTCTATGTAATGTCATTTCTAATGAACCAGAAATATCATCACTTCCTTTTACTGTGATTACATTCCGTGACCAATATTCATTACAAAGATGAAATGTCACAATTGTTTCATTTTCTTCTAATAAATCTTTTAACTCAATCATTTTTACTTACCTCCTACAATAATTCATTCACATGTTTCTTTAGCCATGCATATGCCTTTACCATTGAATCAAATGGTTTAATTCTAATCCACATCAAAACACCATCTCCAACAACTGCTGTTGTCTTTAAACAATATTCTTCTTTATTAATCTCCCATTTTCCATCATGTCGCTTTTCTACGACATATTTACCTATTCGTGGGGTAATTTTTCCAAAACAATTCCGTGTAATCATCTTTACATTCTCCTTTCTCTAAACTTTTCAATTCATCATTAGAATATTTCGCCCATTTTCCTGTATGAACATCATTCATTCTTTCTTCAAAGGTTCTCTCTTTCATTCCATACATTTCTGTTACAACCTTGTACATGTCATAAACAAGATCCTTTTCTGTATCAATAATCATAAAATCTTTAGGATTTTTCAAATTATCCAATACATACTGCATGAAATCTCTGAATGTAATTAGTCTGTTTGTCGTACACCATACAAGAATTTTGTTTTTGTCTTTGGTGTCTCTTGTTACAAATTGCATCAACTGCATTTCACATTCTCCTTCCTAATAAATAAGACAGACACATATGTTTGCGTCTGCCTTATTATTCTCTGTATTACTCTTTAAAATTTTCTGCAACTCTTAATAAAAACTGTAATTCGTCTACATCATTTTTAATATTTTTGCTTTTCTTCTCATACGCTTCATTAATCTTATTCTGAAATTCTGGTTTTATAGTATTCCAATAAAGCATCAAATCACATATTCCTTTTCTAGTTGATGTAGAAATAATAATATTACCATTTACAAAATCGGCTTTCATTCTAGGTGGAGTATTCTTACATTCTGATGTTCCCGTATAATTAAAGTCAATAAAAACACCACTATTGTCAGCACATATCCTAACCGAACGTGTTAGATTGGATACATCAAGTTTATTTTTTAACCAACTCACACTATTTATTTTTGTTGTTTCACCCACTATTCCAAGATAATCTTCCGTTGCACATTTAATATATGCCAATATTTTCATAAATCCTTCTTCTTGCAATTCATCTATTTTGTCTGAAATATTTTCAATTACCTCACTTCTACATTTTTCTAATCGCTTTACATTTTCTATTTTCTCTGTATTATCCTCAATCCGAACCGTTACAATTCTCATGTGTATGCCTCCTTCATTTTTCTATACAAGATATAGTATCTACATATTATATAGACCACTATATCTTGTAATTATTCTACCAAGAAATACCAATTTCCTGTGCTTAATTATTCTGAAATACAATGTCAGATATTTCTTTTATTAATCTTTCAGCAGCATTGACTCGTCTTGCCAAAACATCATCTGTACAAAAATCCCATTGTTCATCTTCGTTTACCTTTTTAATTATCTGTAACGATTGAGATAATAATGTGTTAATGCTTCCCAACGCTTTTAATGTATTGTCTTTATCAATAATATGTTTCGCCATATAATCACGCTCCTATCTGTTAATTTTCATACCACTGAAATGCACAATCATACATCATTTTGCCTGTTATCTGATCTTTGAATGTAGGACAATGCCAAGCCATTCTATAATTATGTATTTTGCACCATTCCTCAATTACTTTTGTTGTGAGTGGTATTACATATACATATAAATCAGATCCATACGAAGGATGATACATTTCTTCTTTCGGATAACCTGCTTCAATCAGCATTTCCATTAATGTTTTCTGCATAATTCTCACTTCCTTCTAATCCAAGTACATAACTGTCTCTCTTACCATTCCAGAAATATGATTTCAAATCTGCAAGAGTTTTTGTACCATTTTTTAACTCCTCATAATCTGCTTTCAACATATCTGATGTATAATTTTTATAGTAACAAATACATGAATGAAATTCTTTTCCTTTCTGTGCATACCATCCTTTGTTTGGTGGAAATGTTTTCTTTGCAATTGTACGGAAGACAATTTCCATTCCGTTATAATCTGGTAGTTTGTGTTCACCACTTAGATCTCTAAGCTCAATTTCTATTCCGTCTGGTGTAACAACTTTATCTATGACCTGCATATCAGTCACCTCATTTCTTATATCAAACAATTATCATAGTCATAAATATCTGGATAAATCTGTCTGATTGTGTACTTATTACCTCTATTGCTTGCAAATACAATTCCTTCTGTTTCCTTGTTAATGAACTTACAAAGATGGTCAACATCTTTTCTGTGATAATTTCTGTTAATAAGTACATCTGCCATATCGGAATATGACTTTTCATAACAGCAATCACAATTATAAAATTCATTTCCAGTTCTCTTCTTTACATAAAGTAACTTGTCCCATTTCTCTTTCATAGGGAACTTTTTAATAAGTGCTGCAACTACCCTTTCTCTTGCTGTTCTTTGATCATACATTGTTCCATAAGTCTTATCATTGAACCAATTTCCAAGATACATATAAGACTGAATCCATGCCCTATCTTTTACCCAAGGTGTATCCTGCATTACATAAGGAGAATCGGTACATACAAATTCGTACCACTCAACACCACAGTATTCATGTTTATGTTTTACCTTTGTGAACTGATATTTATGACCTAAATACTCAAATTCTGTATCTGGAATAGGTTCATATCCAATTTCTTTTTCTGCCCAACAATTTGTCCAGTTTTCATCATAATCTTTTGCCTTTTCAGGATATAAGTCTGGATCTTTATAAGATAACAACCACTGATTTATTTTCATTGTAGTGTCTCCGTTCCAGCACTCAGCCCAAAAGTTTTTAGTCAAATCTTCTGTGTTATGCTGAAGCTTTTCTTTTACCTTATTCCATTCTCTTTTGATTACTGTTTCAAATTTCGGAAGTTTATTTCCATCAGCATTTGAATATCTGATTACTTCATTTCCATTTTCATCACAGCAAATAAACATTACATCATCTGCCATCGGTGCATTTAATTCACAATAACCAAGTGGATCACATACTGAATACCAAGTTCCCTCATTTCCAAATGTGTATCTTCCATAATATCTGTGCTTTCCTTCGATTTCTTCAACTGTTTTCCAAAGCTCAACATAATTATCATCTTCGCCTCTATATAACTGAACTTTAATTTCTCTCATACTAATCAACCTGCCTTTCTAATTTCCTTTAACATATTCGTTTTACACATCATTAAGTTCTCTTTCATATCCTCAATTCGCATATCCATAAACTCTTTGAGTGCCTTGTCAAACTGTTCTTCTGTAATGTCGTGACCATAATTTGCAATTACAACATCCATAATTTCTCTATATGAGAAACCACTGAATAATGTATCGTTCTCATGTATTGGTGAGTTATATGTAAACTCTTTTCCATTCCGTGAATCCGTTTCAGGATCATATAACCATCTGCTCATATTAAACCTCCTCTACAATTCCGTTTTCCGCATTGCTCCAATGGTACTTCTTTCCATTTTCTACATTCTCAAAAATTACTGAATATGAAAATGTTTCAAATGGTGTGAACACTTCGCCATCACAAGTCGTTGGTGATTTCTCTGTATTCCAGTCAATACCAAGCTTTCCGTTTACTTCTTTCACAGTAAACACAGCTCCATAATTCCGTGTTTTAATTTCTCTGTTGTATGTGTCGTACATATGCACTTTTACTTTATCGTTTACTTTTAGCATAATCGTTCCTCACTTTCTTGTAATAAAATAGGCAGCTAGGTATTTATTCTCCTAACTGCCTTTACGGTTACTTGTTATTCTGTTCTTCCTTTTTCTTTCCTCTTTCTCTAATATGTTCACACATTTCATCCGAAACGCCATGCTGTTTTAACTGTTTTGCAAAGCGTTCATAAAACGGCAAGTCTTTCCACCGTGGTTTATTTTTAGCCATTTCGATTCACTCCTTCCCAAGAAATCTTAGTTTCATGGCTCTATAAGTTTCATATAATTACCATCTGCTACTGCAACAAAACGCAATTCTTCACTATTTGAATTACATATAATTGCAATTTGTCCATCAGTCCAACATTCTACAAATTTTACAGAATTAATGATTTTATCAATTTCTTCGTTAAAAAAGTAAAACCTTAATCTGGTTCTTAATTCATCTTCTGTTAAACCTCTTCTTGTAACTAAACCTAAGTTTCCGTTTTTATGCGCTTCTTGGAATGTCATATATTATTTTCTCCTTTCCAAAGTAAATGCGAATTTTATATACACCAATATTCTTCTCCATCCATTGCTCGTTTCACTTCATCAATGGATAAATCGTATAAGTCGGCAACAAAATCTATTGCACTGTCAATACATTGTAATGATACGAACTCCCGCCTATACCTTAAACAAATGATTGCCTGCTGTAGATTTCTTTCTTTATGCAATAATTCCTGTTGTTTTACTTCAGCATATTTTTCATAATTGCTTTTACTCATTTTCTCTTACCTACCTTTTTAATTCAAAGAAACACGCATTTACTTATATAATTCATCTGTTGTATGTTTACAACCGTAATCTTGCATAAGCCATCTTCCGTCTGATAATTCACTTTCTTTACATTTGCAATAAACATAACCTTCGTTATCTGGATCAGTTCTATAATCACAGTTAATACAAGCACCGCTATAATTTTTATTCTCTGTCATACCTATTTGTTGCATAATTTCATTTCTCATTTCACTTAGCAATCCTGGGAATGTCTCTTCAAATGAACTTTCTTCTGATGAATCCCACGACATTTCACTAACTCCAACATGCCATGCTGATTCAAATATCAATTTGTCTTTCTCTTTTGAGAAATTTACTGATATTTCGTGCCCAAACCGTAACAATCCATTGCTTGTGCTTTTGTCAATAAAGACATTAATACATTCTTTACCTTTATACTGTATATGTTCAATTTTCATATAATCATCTCCTTGTGAAATATCCATTTCTAATTAATCATTGCTCCATTCACCATTTAGCAATTTATTTATTTTTACTTTATTTATGTCCTGGTCATTAAGAGTAATAGATGAAATGCCTTTAAATTTCTCAATTAATTCTTCTCTTGGCATATCCCAATTAAACACTCTTAAATATGTCATTACATCTTCTTTTTTCACATATTCTCCGCTTGTAAAATCATCATATTTCATTTTACTTTCTCCAATCTTTCCTATGTTTTTATATATCTGCATTATTTGCACCATCAGAGAACCCATCATCATATCCCTTGTTATACATTGGGTTCTCAAACTTACTATTTGCTATTGGACTATCTTCTTCAATGCCAAACCATTCTTTCTCTTCTTCTGTCATTTCACAGACTTCATCAAAATATTCCATTGCACTTTCTCTATCATCCGAGATAAGTCCGTCCTTAAAAAATGTTGCAAGTTCTTCAAGTCTTGTCCGTGGAATATAATTTTCATTTACCTTTTCAAATAGCTTTTCAGTTGCTTTATTAAGCGCAACTAATTTCTCTTTGTTGTTTGAAAACATATAATACACACCATGTTCCCACTGTCTACCCCATCTTTCTAAAGCAGAGTATCCGCAAGCTACAATATAATTATTATCTGTTTCAATAAGCGAAAACTTTTTACCTTTTTCATTTGATACTACTAATATTTCTCTATGATTTTCTTCCATATCTATCACACCTCCACATATAATCGTCTTTCACTCCTTTAATCCATGTTCTCTTATCAGTCTCCGTGCAAGTCCTCCATTAATATCTCCATGCACAGGAATTGACACGCTATCCGTGATCGTCTTTTCCCAGACTTCATGACCGCCTTTTGAACGGTCATGCTTAAATCCATTTGCCTTTAGAATGTCTGTAAAATCTTTGTAAGGCATTGGTGGCAATCGTCCTGACATAATCTCACTTCCTTTCTATTATCCATATAGCCTGATAGTGCAGCTTTATATGTATATGTTCTCTTATTCGCAAATTGCTTTCGCTAAAATATCATACATTTCAGCATTACTCTTAACAGGTGCAATCTTATTTTCAAAATATGAAGCTCCCTTACAATTCATAAGAAGTTCATCATCAACCATATTTTCCCCATAATTTGCATATAGTTTCTTAAATACCTGGAACATTCTAAGTGCAAATGGCGACTTTTCACTTCCTGTCCAATTAAGCAACTTGATAATTCTGATAATATTTTCAAGTGTTTCAGTATCATTCTTAACCATTCTTAATAATGTTCTTGACGGTGCTACTTTTCCTATTGGATTATCAAGTTTATTATCATCTGTAACAATCTGGATATTGTAGTTTTCAAATAAATTCTTAAAGTCAATATATTCTCTTATATTTGCCTTTACACCTGCTCTATATGTATCTGCTATACTCATTGCCTTTCGTGCTGATTGCTGACCTAAGAATGTTAAGATTGCCTCATGTTCATTACAATTAAGCACTTCAACAAGCATTTTTATTTCTCCGTTTATAATAAATGCAACAATTCTATGCGCCCCGTCAGCTACAAACAGTTTTCCATTTATTACATACACCTTAACGGGATCATATTTGTCTTCATTGAAATCCTGTGCTATTTCCTGCACCTTTGCCATATCCGTATCTCTTTGCCAATCTGGTATATGTATGAATGTTGGATTAATAAGAATATATCGCTTTGAGGCAATGCTAAATGAGTTCTTTAAGGCACAATCAACTTCTTTCATCTCCATACTTTCTCCTGCATTTGAGTGAGCCTGTATAAACTCTTCTGTATTCCGTGGAGTTGAATAACGAATAAAACCTTTCTTCTTTCTTATCTTTTCAGTTAATTTACCTTCGCCTGATGTAAAGTTGTATCCAACATCTGCAATTTTAATTTCATCTTTGTTTATCTTTAAAAGTAAACATATTTTGTCTACTGTTGCATCAGATGGATTATTAATTTCGCTTTCGTACTTAGATATTGTTGAGTACGAAACACCGCAATTTTTAGCAACATCCTGTAATGTTAAGCCTTCTCTTTCTCTAATTTCCTTTAACTTTCTTCCATTAATTTTGCACATAATTAACTACCTCTTTTCTTTTAATATTTTTGATATGTATTTTGTGTAAAAAAAATAACGGCTTGCTTTCGCTTGCCGTTTAGTCGCTAAACTTTTCAAGCCATTTATCTGTTTCCAGATAATCTTGATAGTCCATATCAATCAAACCTAATTCATCTGCCATTTGATATAGCCACTCTTTGCATTCTTCACTTCCATCTTCTGCAAGTAATTTACAAAGTTCTTTAATGGTGCGAGTTGGTTTCTCATCATTCTTTGATTCTTCAAACTCAACAAGATAATCGTAGGCATTACAAGCAATTTCCTTTGGTGTGAAATTACCCTTCCAGTTTGCATTACCATATTCTGCAATATCATAAAAATCTCCATATTCCATTATATCTCACCTCTTTCTTTCAGATAATTTCTGTATGCATTTTCGCTTTCAAATTGCTGATATTTGCCTATTGATGGTACAAATCCCATATAAGCAAATCCGTTATAATATCCCTTCATGTATTATCCTCCTTACAAAATTCTTTATCTTATCAATGATTGTTGGCTCGGTTGCCTTCTGCCATCTCTTTTGTCTTTCTGAAAAATATAGGCTGTTTTCTACATTGATATAATCCATCATCTGTAGTGGTGTTAATGAGTTGTATGGAGTTGATAGAGTACTATCTATTATTTCAGCTCCGTTTGTCTTAATAATTCTAAAATTAAATGCTTCCATTTTTTATACCTCCTGTGCCAATCTTGCATCACGCATAATCCGTGAGATTTCATTTTCCGTTTTTGCATTATGAATCTGTATTATTACTTCATCCGAATAACACAAATCTCTTGCTGTTGTGATTGCTGTTCTCTTGTAGTTGTACATTTCTCTTGACATATTAATATTCTCCTTTCTTTATCTTACAAAACCTGAATATTGAGCTTTGATAATTGTGTCGTCATATATGATATCTGTATAATTGTCGTGCATTATTAATGAGCAGATATCTCCCTTGATCCAATCTTCTGTGTTATCTGTAAATGTCCAAAGGTTTCCGTTGAAATCCTTGGCTGTGACTTCGTTTCCGTTCACACACTCAATCACTGTTGACAGTGGGTATGTGTGTTGATTGTAAGTTGCCTTTTGAACTGCTCTACCTATAAATAAGGCAGAAATTGATAGCGTTACTGTTAAGGTTGCCGTGAGTAGTTTTCGCTTTTCCTGGTTTGTAAATTTAATTTCTTTTTGCATTGCTTTAATTTCCTTTCTTGTAGTATTGATTTTGGGTATAAAAATAGCACCCTTTGCGTTTTGCATTGGGTGCTTAGTGGGTGCGTTGGTTATTATATTTGACGCAGTTTGAGTGTTACATCTGATTTAATTTTGCTTGAAGTTCGGCTATTTGAGCTTCAATAGCTTGTTTCTCAATTTCTTTTGCGTTCCATTCCGCATCTGGAATCCATTCCATAATTTCAAATGGTTGAACACAAAGATATTCACACACTTTATTTATTGTATCAGAACTTATATTTTCGTTTTTTGAAAATCTTGTTGGCATATTCTGAGACAAACCTGCATTACATAAATCTTTCCATGTCATATTGCGTGTTTTTAAAAGTTGCCCTAATTTATTAAAAATTATCATATATTATACCTCCATCAATTATTAGCACCTCCTATCCTATCACATTATTTTGTAACTTTCAATATGTGTGTAAAATCTACACTATAAAAGCGGTAAAGTTTCCCTTACCGCCTCTAACTATAGATTTTTATTATTTTTCTACAAAATAGTGCTTAATTACAATATTACTGATAGTGCTTGCAAGTCCAGAATAATCGTATTCTATCTTGCTTGTCTTGCGATTCTTTTTTGCCTTTACTAATGTATTAACCTGACGCTCTTTGAAAGAGATTATATCCTTCTTGTCGTCAATGTCAAATTTATTAGTGAATCCCTTTACATAGCAATCGTTAAGAAGCTTCTTGTCCTCTGCTGTCAATTTTACTCTTGTCTTTGCTGTGTATGGAGTTTCAAAAGGCAGACTGAAGGTTGTCTTAATGATTGTTTCAAGTTCTGTGCTTGCTTTCTTGTATGCTTCTTTTACCTCATTTGACATTGTTATATTGCCATTTTCCCCTGCCTTAGAATTAATATGAATTGCCTCTAAAGCATTATATAATTCTGGTGACTGAAAAGCAGGAATAATTGCATACTTCACCAACTTAGAGTTATCCCATGAAGCAAGCACCCTAAGAACTGTACGAACTACATCCTTATTATTGCCAAAATGATCTTTATTCTTATAAGTCAATGAGGCAAATACCTTGTTATAAATCTCAAGAGTTTCTTCCTTAGATGCTTCAAGGTCAGACTTTTCCTGCTTAACATCCTCAAGTTTCTGGGTAAGGTCATCAAGTTTAACCTTCTTTTTATCCTCAGACATATCCTCATTTTTCTCAAGGTTTGCTATCTGAGTGTTTAACCGTGAAATATCAGCTTCAGCCATCTGAATGAGCATTGCACACTTTTCATGTTCAACTGCTGTCATTAATTCCTGCTTCTTCTCATCTGTGATTTTTTCTGCGTAAAAATTGATTGATAAAGTTCTCATAATATACCTCTTTCCCCGACTTAATGCAATCGGTGCAATATAATATTTTTAATGTGTTTATTGTATAGTGTTATGCACACTATAAAAGGGTAGACTAATTGTGTATAGTCTGCCCTTCTAACTATGTATAACTTTTGTAGGGAACGCCTCACCTACTAGCGTAATGAGCATATTAATATTAAATCCAGTTAAGAGGATAGATACTCCATGAGTATACTCATTGTAGGCATTACCCTGCTAATAAATAAATGCTTGTAGGTTTTACCCTGCAAGCTATGTTATATCTATCATTAACCTTTTATATTTTAGTTGCTATCAGCTTGGTTATCGACTTCACAACTTTAACCGTGATTTAATCGGTTAAGATTTTTTATTGACCGTTAACTACTACCTTGTAAACACTCACACCCTGGAATATAAGCTAAAGGGTTCGCACTTGAGCCGTAAGTCTTTTCTGACTTCTTCTTCCCATTACTGGCAAGGTAAAGGCACACCATTTTAATATGATGCAAAGATTATTAATCTTAGGGCATATATACCTATTTCAAGGTATAATTTAAGCCGTCCTCATAGGGTTTTAGAGTAAACCCATCAAACCTATTATTCAATTTGTATAAGGTTAAACTCGTTGAGATACAACCTTAGAATTCTATATTCTGCTATAGTCTTTTGTATCTATTCCAGGGAATAAATACAGTGCCTATATAAGAAATATAAAATTGTTTTTTCCTTGGGATTTACTAATACACTGAATCGTGATAAAATAGACTTGTTCAGGGACTATTTACACAATTACTTGTAATTAGTCGGCTATATATTCAAGATAATCTTGTTCAGTCGCAAAAAGTATATAGCTTTTTGTGGCTGAAATATAGCCATAATACCCATTAGGTACATTGTACCCTTTTGGATTATTCATTTTTCAAATACAGCACCTCCTATTCTGGTTTTAACGACTTATTCCTTGTCAAGCTATTGTTTTATTGTGATTGTAGTATATCACAATGTATTGTGTTTGTCAATATGTTGTGTTAAGTTTTCCCGACCTTACGAGAAAGGTTCGTTTTACAGTACTTTCTTAACTTGGCTATATCTTATCACAATCAATTGTGATTGTCAACAGGTTATTTGAAATATTTTTAAATCAAATTGTTTATCTGTTGTTGTATCGTATGTTATCACAATCTATTGTCATTGTCAATAGATTGTTTATAATATTTTAAATCTTTTTTAAACGATATCAAAATGATATCACATAGCACATCAAACCATATGACATAGTTTTAAAAACTACATAGGTTCTGCTCAAAAGCCAGTAAAAATGAATGGTTAATATATATCTATTAGCCATTGTTTTTATATGTGGGGGGTACTTAAAACTAAAATAATAGTCACATTTTGACAGCATCCGCATAGCTGGTTATTCCACACACCAACTCAAAAATCTAACCCCCTCCCCAATATTCAAAATCCCCAATAAAATCAAGCAAAATCCCAAATCTGTCCCACCAAACTCCATATCGTACCCCATATCGCTTAAATCTACCAACCAAGCCACTTTCAGCCACTTCACAACAAAAAAATTAAACTTCCATCTTACCAAAAACCCACCCGTAATTCCAAAAACATCCTTATTTATAAGCACTTTTACCGATAACCATTTTTAATCCAGAATCATCATTATAATCAATCACATAAATCATAAATCTCTAATCTACAATACAGGGGGTACATAAAAACCACATCAGAAAAACCCAAAATTACCTATATACATCACAAGAACAGTCAAAAAAATCCAATACAATCCATCAAAAAATCCTACTATAACAATACCAAAAATCCCATTTCTCATCTAAACCCTCTATCACGCCCATACACAGCATTTTTATTTCGTCCTACCAATAACACCTAAAGTCATTTTTACCCACCTAAATACTCAAAATACAAGGTCAATTTTTTACATCACCCAAAATTGCATTAACTATCTATATACATTCATCATATTTACTATAAATAACATTATCAATTCTCACACTTATACAAAAATCCACTCTCACAGCTCAAATTTCAATTTTACCCTCCACCCTAACAACTAGCCACCTGATATATAAAAATCCAAAATAGACTCTAAATCATTAATTTTTCGTCTTATATCCCATGTAAATAATTTTACATTAACTCTTTTTATTAATTAACATATTCATGCAATGCTAAAAATTCATAAAATCAAATTCACATAAGAGAATAATCTATTGTAAATAATCATCACACCACTCTCATCAGAATAAAAAAAATAAATTTAAATGAGGACTCATTATGGGTAACTTAACATTAATTACAATAGAAACATTTAATAATTTATCATGTAACTTTTATAGAAAT